ACGGTTCGTCAAAGTAGCATGAATCAAGCGGCTTACCATCTTTCAATTCGCGAGACTTGACACCGTATGTATTGCAGCCGTTTAGCCACTGTGAGCGACAAACAATCACGCCCTTATATCCAGTGATTTTTTCTTTGACTTCCACGCCAAGATCAAACTTGAATTCATTAGCCATCTTCATTCCCTGCAAAGTTAAGCGAATTGGAAAAGGTGCCGTAAACAAAAATGGATCGGTGCCGATTCGAACGGCGACTGGAATGGTTCAATAAGAAGTGTCATTGCAACTCACTGAGGAATTCCCGCGTGTTCCCACCACGCCGCCGATCCAAATAAGTGCCGGAGATTCACCGACTCCGGCATCGGGGCTGGCGTCGCACCACGATGGCTACTAACCACCTACCAGCCCTGCGGTTTATTTGTTACTTCGCCTCTTTAATCCGCACTCCGCAAACAATCTTGCCCATCATTTTTACGTTCGTATCAACCCATAACTTCACACACTGGCCTTTCCATTTCTTAACATCAGTTCCGAACAATCTGACAAGCTCACGGCGGTTTGTTGCGTTAATGACGAGCTGCTTTTCCTTGCCTTGAAACGCAATGGCAAAGACAACTTTCTCGATTCGCCCAGCTTCGAATTCGACGTTGCCATGTTTTAACACGCCGTCGATTGTGACCGTTTGCTCTGACACGCCCATTAAATCTTCGGACGCCAGCCACTTGCTATTCTTTTTCATCTCAGCCGATCGGCCTTCGAATACTGTTTCAGCCATTGGAGTTGCCTTGTTCCCATAAAGTTCCGACACACGAACACGATTCAAAGTCAGCACTGCTGGAAATTGGCCGCTCCCCTGATTGTGTCTCAGTTCGCAACTGGACAAGCGACAGATTGTTTGTGTCGCCGCCTCGCCTGTCTCGTAAAATCGTGCATACTTTTCGACCGCGTTCTTCCATCATTGCCATCATTCGCTGTTCATGTTGCTCCGCTTCTGCAAATGTCGCCGGGTCTTCTATTGACAGTTTCTGCCATTGGCTGATGCCAGCCAAGACGCAAGCCTGTCGGCAGTTTGCGTGAGCGTATCAGCGTTCGTAGGCGTCCGGAGGGGTGAGTCCTAATCGCCGCAATTCATCAAGCACGTCGCACCTTCCCAGTCGCGGTTTCCACGTCAACGGAAAATCGAACTTCCACGGATGACCAGCTTTAATCAGCCGTGCCATCCGGTCGTCTTCATCGGGACTAAAACCAACATGAATCGTCGATACGTCAGGCGACCCGATCAATTCTGCATGGACACGTAAAGGAATCTTTTTCAAGTGATACGACGCAACGCAACCGCCGTTCTTTGGATCAGTCCACATCCCCCGATCTTCGAAGACTTGATAGACGTTCTTGCCTTGGTCGAGCCGCGTAATCGAAACCCCAGTGTATCGCTCTAACTCATCGACGAATCGATAAACGTCATCTGCCTCGCTGCGTGTGTCGGCAAGACTTGCCGACACCGAATCCGTACCGTACCGATCAACGACGCGAATCAAGGCTAGCCCGGACGCTGCGCCGCCGCTCACGTTCACGATATGCCTTGCCAGCTCAACCATTGGATTAACCTATTCAAAAAGCATTTGCCGATTCAACGTCACCCTCTGCCACTTCTTCCGCGCCAGTGATTTCCAAATCGTCGCCAGTGTCCCACGGCCCAATCGTCAGTTCGTTCGTCCACTTGTCAGACCAGTCGCCAGTCTCGTAACACTGGGCCAGGTCGATCATGGATTTGGTCCACGATCCGTACGCTATTTCTCGGCTGCGATCGTCGTACCAGTACGGATGAATGCGAAAAGGGAATTGACTCTCGCACACAAAAAACCGGAACGTCACTGGCTTGCCGTAGTTGTCGGTTAATCCCGACGAGTAGTGAGTTGCCTGCCGCCAGTAGCAAAACATTTTAGCCGTCCGCTGGAACTGCCCAGGCGAAATCGTCCCGCTGATCTTCAAGTCGTAGCAAACCACCCGGTCGCCAAGATCACAAACAAAATCAGGCTTGGCTCGGCATTCCATTCCTGTCAATGGATCGGTCCAGTAGATTGCCTTTTCGTGAGCGGTTGCCCCGGCGATTAGGTTGCCCAGTTCATGCTCTCGAACCATGTCGACAATCTGAATAACCCGGCAAACGTCCGCCACTTTCATGCAGACTTTATCTGGATTGGCCGCACGAAACGCAGCCGCGTTTTTCCCGTGTAATTTACCGTCCTTCTGAAAACAATCAGCGTCATATTGAACAACGAGATCATCAACCGCCGCTCGTTCCAGAAGAACCGCATGGACCACGCTGCCGACTTCCATAATCTTCGTCGGCACTTTTCGCGGCATCGTTTTTTGTATAAAGGTCAACCAGTATTCAAACGGTGAACGGCAGAATACCGACAGCATTGAATGGCTGATTGAGCCGTAGTCCAGATGATAGGCGTCGTCTTGCTTCATTTCGTCACCTCGAACGCCTCGGCTAACTTCCCTGTTACTCTGCACAACCGAACGCCGGTAGGCTTAATCAATCCCATGTCTTCCAATTCGCCTGATCGTTTGCGAATCGTTTCGACTTCGCAGTTTGCACCACCAGCCGACTTGACCAACTCAGCAACTTCGCGAGCAGTCGCAGATGGCGGCAACATTCTCAGCCCTTGGATAAACGCTGATTGCAAGCTGTTGAGTTTCGGTATGATCTGTTCAGCCGCGACATGCGATTGAACTGGATCTGTTCGCCGCGATAACGGCTTCATTGAAATGTCAACGCCTGATTCGAAAAGTTGGAGTTGGTTCATTTCGAGCGCTCCGCAATCATGGCATCGGCCATTAAATAGCATTCTTGAGCAAACGAATGGCGATCAAACGCGGGATGGTCTGTCGTAGACTGATTGGATAAATGCCCTATCAACGCTTGGCCTGCGAAATAATCACGCAGGCTCATGCCGACTGAAAACTGCATCCACTCGCGATGTCCGTTTGGAAGATCGACTGGGACTTGACTTCCGTATCCCGGCAGATAATCAAATCCAGGATAAGCTGATCCGCCATTTGGTTTGTCGCTCATCGAATCCCCCTGACTAAAGTTGCCGCCAGTTTATACGCCTCGAATCTCGCTTCAGCCTGCCATCGATGCTTGAGAAGTCGCCGCTGTTTCGCCGCTCTGCGATTAGCATTGGCAAGATCCCGCAGTCGATCCAATTCGCGTTGACTTTAACAACAACCAGCTCCGGCGTGTTCAAAACAGAATGCGATTCCCACGGTGAATCTGCCGTCATCCGTTCACGCCAAGTCGTTTCGGTTGTTGACTTGCTCAATTCATACAGAAGCAACTCGGCAATCGTGCCGTCAATCGCACCGCAAATGCGAACCGCGATGGCGTGAATTGATCGATTCTGAATGTTGGCCGATTGCATTAGGATTCCTCTGATTCAACTTGCAGGACTTGAGCGGCGATGGCTTGCAAATCGGCACACGCTTTTTTAATCACGTTGCGGATTCTCGTGTTCGTTTTCGCCGACACCGCGTTCGATAGTTGCGTGGTTACGACCATTGCGATTCGGTCAGCCATGTCTAGAATCTTGTCGCTGTCAGGCTTCATGTACTCCGCATGTTGCATGGCGATTGTCTCTAATCGAATGCGCTCCGCCTTCTCCGCTGCCTCGCGTTCTAATCGCTCTTTGGCTTCACGTTCCGCACGTTCAGCAGCTTCTTTGCGGGCTACTTCGATATCCGCCAGCCGTTTTGCTTCGGCCTGTTCAGCGTCAATCTTGCGTTGCAATTCCGCCAATCGATCAGACTCGGCTTTCAACTTGGCTCGTTCCGCCTCTTCAGCCTGTCGAATCTTTTCCCGGCGTTCTTCGATTGCGTGATTCTCGATTTCTTGCAGCCGCCGTTGTTCAGCTAGTTCAGCACGTTCTTTTGCCAGCTGTTCTGATTCGATCTGTTTAGCTTGCTCTTCGGCCAGTCGCTTTGTTTCCGCTTCTGCTTTTGCCGCTGCGATGCGTTCGGTTTCGCGGGACAAGAACGTCGCGAAATGTTCGTCGGTCATCGCCCGAACCGTCATTGGCGAGAATGTCGCCCCGATAACATCAAGTGCATCGATACGGGCTTGCAGGTGTCGTTCTTTAGCTGCATCTGCTTCCCGTTTCACCCGGTCGCGTTCGTCGGTGAATATTTTCTCTTGGGCTTCCAAGTGAGATTCAATCGGATCAACCATCGCCGTTAATCGTTTCGCTTCACCGTCGACCTTGCGACCAAACGCCAGGGCGTCAGCTTTCAATTCCACCCGCTTTTTTTCAATGTCGACGCGAGTTGTTTTGACTTGGATTCGAGCCGTTCGAATTATCTCGAATCCTTTTTTATCCGTCGCCGATTCCAGTTTCATCGGCAAGAATTGCTCCGCCATGACCGCGATTGCCGCGTCCGACTTGGAAAACTCGATTAACTTCTGGTCAACTGATTGCTCGATTATTTCTGCGATACTCATGTCAGCTTCTCTTGTGTCGTTTGGTCCAATGGTTTCAATTCGCCGCGTCTGATTTTAATATCCTTGTCGGCTGTAATCCCGATTCGGACTTGGCCTGCCTTGACTGACAGCACCTCGATAGTGATGCGGTCGTTGTCGATGATGATCGATTGATTCTGCCGCCGAGATAAAACTAACATGCGAACTCCCTTTCGTTAAATAGATTCCTTACCCAGAAACTCCCTATCAATAATTCCACAACACAACCGCACAAGCGATGCTCGCCACCGCACAAGCAACCATCACAAGCCAGCATACAATCTCTTGCCGATTCCATTTTGCGTGCAAGCTCTCGTCCACAACCGCGTCCTCGATATCGCACAGATGGCCGTCGATTGTGTGCTGAACCGACAACGGCAAGTCTGATTCAAGCAACCACCGCCGCATCTTCTCTGTGTTCCGATGGTCCACCGTACGCGTCCAGATAACGTCGCGTCCTGATGTCACCGTGACCGCAACGAAACTGCCAACATGCCGGATTTCAATTGCCGTGTCTGATTTCGGGATTGCTATCATTTCCCACCTTTGCTTTTCTGCAACGACTTGTAATACCCTGGCCCCATCAGCGGATTTCCAACAACTCGCGACTTTGCCATTCGCTTAATCCGCTTTGCCTCGCCTGGTGTGAACACCCATTGACCGCCACTCAACCGGCGACCGATCTTTTGAGACTTGGCGATTCGCTCAATGGTCCGCTGTGATTTCGTGATTGATTGTGCAATATCGCGAGTCGTTATCATGTGCCTTGCGTGCCTTAGCTATCGAAGTAACGCGGGTGATTAAACCTAATTGTCGGCACCCCGTCAAGTCGAGCTTGCGATAATTCTAGCCTTAATTGTCGCAATGTCGACAGCATGCCGTATTTCGCGGCTATTTCGCTGGAAAATAATTTTCCAACAGGTTGCCGAACTACTGCTATCAGGGGGTGTTATTGGCTCGGTTTCAATTAGTGAGTTAGTTTGGTAAATTACCGACATGGCAACAATCACAGAAGTAATCCGCAGGCTCGAACAACTCAAAGCCGAACATGGTGATGTTGACGTGAGAATAGTCAATTACCATTCGGATTATTTCAACTGCGAGATTGAATCGATTGAGGACGCCGTTAGGTTTCAACTTCCGCAACCTGACGGGATGATGGGATTTACGAAGGTCGATTATGTTATCAAGCCGTATGTGCTGATCGGCGGGGAGTCATATTGAACGTATTCGCAATTATCCTCGAAGATCGCCACGTCGATGTAAGCGTGGAATTATTTGCCAGCCGTGTGGACGCTGAATCGCGATTCAACGAAATTGTTGCCGAGTACGATTACACGCCCGACGAACCGGATGAATGCCCGGATGGCTGGTTGCTAAACGCGACGTTATCCAGCGAAGGTGACGCGGTGAGAATGGAAGAATTAACCGTCAACGCACCACTCCAAATGAATTGATCCGCAGATTCTCAACTGCAAAGAGGTTTCCGGTTTAGTTAGTTTTTCCTGTTTAGGAAACTGGCGATGTTTCGGAATTTTTAGATTGCTTGTCTGGACACTCCCCGCACCGCGTTAAACAATTGACTGGAATCGCTCGCGTCGACTCAGTTGCAAGTCCATGTAAGTCGCAAACGTGAACGGCAACCGACTCGCGTTTCGTCCGGCAGATTTTGATGCGGACTGTGAGCAAGGGAGCAGGGGAGCGGTGGGAGCAGGTCATAGACTAGACGTTGCGCGTGTAATACAACCCCCATCCCGTCGGAATCCATTGACCAAAAAAACCTACCGTTGGAATTGATGGTTCTAAAAACGCATCAATCTCTGTGGACATTGTTATTGCCCATTGCCACTCACACGCCGGATCACCTTCGCCAAGATCAAGCCCGGTGTCAAATGTTTTGCGAGTTTGCGGCACTGATCCGGCTGTTACAATACCAGCCCACCCGGCACCGATTGACGCATACTCTAGTTTTGTGAACGGCTCTCCAAATACGGTTGTTGATTTAACCGGCCACAATTCCGCTCTGACTTGAAACATCGGCGTCATTAATGCGGTTAATCCCCCTTGCCACGGTCCATAAATATAACCGGTCGAAAGACCGTAGTAGTATCGGTATCGGCGCGTGTACGTATTCGCTCCCTGTTTTGTAAACTCAAATTCACCGCCAAGATGATACCGGCCAGCCGTTCGCTGGTTGCTTACTGACGCATTCACTTTTAGCGTCGATTCAAACGACGGGTTATCAAGATCGTACCCCCATAATTGCATATTCAAATTGGTATTTGTCATCCAGTGAAAACCGGTCGTTATTGCGGAATCCCAATCCGGCGACGACTCTTCCCACGATAATACAAACGGGTCCGCCGTATACGTCGATTCTAAATACGTGCCGGGGACTTGGTTTGTCTTGTGTCTAAGTCCAGCGGGATAATTATTGACAACAGATGTCCAGTACGGCGTTCCACCGCCCGCGAGAATTGCTTGACCGACAACCGGTGTTTGTAACTTAGCGTTGTTGAAAAATATATTAGATGACGGACCCGGACACCCCTGCTCACAACACCCGCACCCCAGCCCGAATTTACCAAAGCCCATTTGATCAACTCGCGTAGTAAAGGCCAGCGGTTGCGTCTGGGGTGATCGTCACGTATTCGCCGGTTGCCATCGATCGACCAGTAGAAAAATCAATGTAGCCAATCAGCAAATCATTCGTTGAGGTGTCATTGTAAAGAACCGCGTATCTGAACGTCGCCATCGTCCCGCCGCTGGCCGTAAAGGTAACGGCACTTGCCATCAATGTATAAAGCCCGCTCGATTGACCCGAAGATGTTACAGTCATCGCAGTTCCGCCAGTCGTGTAACCGTTGCCATTAGCTATCTGCGTGATGTCACTGAGCTGGGTGTTGGTCAACGCTGGAGCGGTGTTGGTCAATACCCACTTCAAACTGTCGGCTGACAGGTCGTGCTTTTTTTCTCGACAAGCCTCCTCGAAAGAATAAAATTTGGTTAGCGTAGCCATTGTGATTTTCCTGTTCTATTTCCTAATCTGGTATAACGTCAACGCCCGAATGGAACGTGACGCCGATTTCGTTAAACACGCCGCCGCTTGACATTGGCGTTACCGCATCATCAAAGTCGTCTGGAATGTCGTTGAATGTTGATGTGCTGTTCATGGATGACGACGATCCTTCGTCATTGCAATCGTCGGCAATCGCTTTCCGCAGGCCGTTAATCCAATTCCCCGCTCCGTATCTGTCGCCTTCCGTGCAAACCGCCGACGTAACCCAATTGCGGACAGTGACGGTAACGCCGCTCAACTCCAGCATCCCCGTTGTCGGATTGTTGTTTAACAGCTCGCATTCCGCAGATCCTTCCAGCAATCCAACCCGGCCAGGTATCCCGCCCTCTGGAGCTTTGAAGTTAAACGCCGGAGGAGGAGGTATCATTCTCGCCCGTTGCGTTTGCCGATGCGGAACGTGCCGAGCTTTTTGCTGCCGATACCAGGCAAACATCTCTCGGAGTTGTCGCGTCTCGGCTGGCGTGAGTTGCATCTAGCTGATTCCCAGTGACGCAAAGGAAACCGGATCGTATTCTTGCCAATACAACGAGCAAGGAACCGGAGCTGATGTATCGGCATTTCTCGCGTGTAAAGCGTTGCCATAGCCATTGAGAGCGCGAGCTTCACTTAGAGTCGAATAGCCGCTTGGCCGTTCTTCTAAATCGTCATCGGAATCGCCGTAGACTCCGCTGGTAAACTCCAACAATGGACCTGAGTTGCGAGATGTTAATGCGGTGACTTCTGCTGCCGAATATGCTGTGGTTGTGTTTTTGTATTGGCCAGTGAAAACGCGCCGCGTAAAGCCTTTGTCTGGGACTTTACGAATCCACGTATCAGGGTTGTATAACAAGACAAACGTCGTGCGAAACCACAGTTGCGAATCTCGCCAAATATCTTGCTTTTGCACATCCCCAAGCAGCAACGTTTCCGCTGCGTACGATTGAGACAGTCGCACGCCGTTGCCGTCTGATTGCGTCAGCGTGACTGTCGCGTCGTTTGTGCTGCCGTTTACAAGCGTTGTGTCCCATGCGTTGTTGTAATCTCGGAAGTATTTTGAGTAGCTGATAACTTTATTCCACGCCCGCGACGTTGTCCCCGTTGGATCACCTGCGGAGTTGCAGATAATGGATCGGTTGCCTGATACTAGATACGGCGGCGGCGTGACTTGTAGTCCGTTAACGTCGATGATCTCGATAAACTTGGCGTCGGTCTTTTCCTTGTCATATTCCTGAAAATCGAAATTAACGGTTGGAGCAACATCGGCCAAATCGAAAACCGGCTGGCCTTGGTAGTCTCGCTCGAATGTTGATGTCTCGTTGGAAAACGTACACGTCACAATCCATTTCAGACGATCTGGCCCAACCCCAACCCGCCGTGGCGAGCGATGGTTGCAATACATCAATACCGACCCAAACAGTTTTGGACTGCCCAACGCTGGCAATCCAATGTCGGCAAGAATCGTATATTCCTCTTGCGTCGTTGCGGTTGCAATTACCTGATAGGTTTCCGTGCGTTGGTATTGCACGAATCCGTTGACCAGAGTTTCTTCGAGCGATGAATCTAGTAAGGACGCTGCCATTTACTCCAACCCTTCCCGGCGTTCCATTGCTTGAGGAGTCGAGTTTTCTGTAGCAACTCGCATTTTCTTGACCTCTTCGAGCAATGAAAGGAATAATTGCCCAACCTGAGCATCAGCAACCGGATTTGATTTTGTGTGATCGCTGGCAATCGCAGCTTCGATTAACCGACTGGCTCTCGGGCTTTGCTCTTTTAATTTCATAAAGTCGAAGTCTGGGTTGATGGTCTTTGCAACCCTCGTAAAATTTGAAAGCATTTCTATTTGTGACTTCGAATCTAAAGACTCTAATAAATCCAGCGATCCGCGAGATCCGGCGGCTTTGTTTGGATCGCGGGTTTTAGTTCCTAGCGTGTCGCTTGGACCCATCGACAACGCCAAGCCTTCTAAGAATGGTGCAATAGTCACGGCAATGTGCTGCGAGATTTGTTCCATTGACCGCCCGATAGCTTCCATTGCATCCTTGCCCTTGGCTATTTTTTCAGCATCGAGTGCATTGACTGCCGCAACCCCCCGCCCCATTCGCTCGATCTCGGTTGACCCCATCTTCATCATGTTCGCCATGTCGCCCGCGCCCTTGCCGAGCAGCTCCTGCGTGATTCGCAATTGCTTATCGGCACCTTCAATCAACATGATGCCGTCAGCGACTTTCAGAAACGCCTCGCCTAAGTCCTTTCCTTCCAAGTCAGCCGCCGTGATGCCGACTCGCTCGAATAATTCAATCGCTGATTCCGTTCCTTTGTGCAGCTCCTGGATGTTCTTGTTGAGTTTCTCAATTGCCGAATCAACGCTCTCGGCCCCCACGTCACCAGCCATTTCGGCAACGCCCCGAAGCCGCATTAAGTCGTCGATGGCAATACCAAGTTTTGCGGCGTCTTTGACTGTCGCATCGATGTTATTGAATGAGTTTTTGACGCTGTTGATTCCGACAGCCAATCCGCCAACGGCGGCACCCGCAGCTGCGTACTTGCCGTAATTCATTATCGATTTGCTGAATCTAGCTTCCGCCCTTTGTAAGCCTTCCATTGCCTTTGCGGCTGGCGTCAACTTGCGAGTCAATCCGTGATATTCAGTGCTGACTTTGTTGATTGCGGTTGCGAATTGCGGATCGGTCAACAGCCCTTTTTTGTGCAGCCTGTCGAGCTTCTTTAATGAGGCTTCGTAATTTGCGAACGGCTTAGGGTCGCCCATCACGGCTTGAAGGGATTTTAAGTCTGATCGACTGGAAATAATCCCCTTCGTGAACGACTGCGAATCCACGCTCATCTTGTAATTCAGATTATGGATTGTTGTGCTGGCCATTTTGCAATCGTTGTAGATATTCTTCCGGCGTGATTAGTTTCTGTTCCGGCTTTTCATCAAATGGAAACCAGCCCTCGATATAACCAAACGCAAACCATTCCATCAATTGCTTGGCTGGAATCGAATCAACAAACTCATCAACGTCAGCAATCCGACCAGCCGCATGAGCTAGTTTGAGATGCAAGTATCGTCGGTGATTTCGTCGGAGCTGGTCGCATTTTTTTTTAGTTTGTCAGTCAAGTCTTCGTCAGTTATTCCTGCGCACTTCATCGCTATTTCGGAGATCTGCGCTGTTACAGGGGCTGGCCAATCGCGTATCTTGGGAATATCCGAATCGACCAACGCGAGATCCATTGTGTCAGGGTTTATCACCGACATAACAATCAACTTAGGCCGCTGGTCTTGTCGTCGTGTTTGGCTTGGCTTCCCGTTTGGATACAGCCACATTTCAAACGCGACACGATCGGTCTCTGTCAATTCCCGCAATGTTACGTCCTGCCATCCAGGGACTTCGATCACCATAGTTTTGACGGGCCGACATTGTAAAAACAGCTCTTTGTTAAACGTCATGTTCGAATCTTTACTACTGCGAATTGAATATTGGTGTTATTACCTTCAAACAGGAATTTGCTGTTTGTGTCTTCCCACCCCTGCTTAGTCAGCCGGATGAATTTTGTAGCCAAAGCGACTACGTTTTGAGCCGTGATATGTCCCGTTCGTCCGGTTGTCGGATCGGCGGAACTTGTCACTGTGACAGTGTAAGTTGTCGTTGCGTGAATGTTCTTGACCAGCAACACAACGTCCGATGCCGATGTGCAATCGTTCAGATTCGTTGTGTCCGCTGCTGTCCACGTAATATCCAGCCCAGTGGTCGAATAGAATGTCGGAGCCGTTAACGCTGTAATTGTCGTTCGAGCCATTAGTCAGCGTCCTCGTAATCTTCAGCGGTGTTAGCTGCAGCTGCCTCGGCAACTGGCGGAGGTGGAACATTCACCACCTTTGCCGGAGCGGTCTTAAATTCGCTTTCAACCAGAATGCGAACTTGCGTTCGTACCCATTCGTTCTCGCCTGCAAGATGATGAATAAACATCACGTTTCGCAGTGGACCATCACCGACGTATCCAACGCAAACGCCATCGAGAAAGATCCCGCGATGGTCTGGCAATAACGGCACAGGCTTGCCGTCAATAAACAACTTCTCGCCGGTTAATGGATGATCCGCTTGAGCCGGATGTTGCCGCAGTTCGACTTTCATAATTCGTTAACTCCCCGCCGTGTACGCCATCGGAGTTGCCCCGGTTGGCTTGAGTGTCAATTGCCCCATTTGAAGCGTTCCTGTTTGCAATGGTGGGAATTTAACCTTGGTAATCAAGGCCGTTCCGACCAGCGTTGCCCCTACCGACGTAACAACCGGCCAAGTGATCGTCAACGTCTCGGCTGTCGTTGTTGTTGCCGGAGCCGCTGTTGTTTTCGGATCCCACTGGAAATCGAGAACAATGTCCGAGTGTTCTTGTAAGTCGCCTTGCATGTACGTTGGAGCTGTCGACCCAAGATGAGTCGTGCTAATTGCCTCTCGTACCCGTTCGCCTGGATCAATTGCAGTCCAGTAAAAAGCATGTGCGGACGTCGCCAGTGTGATTGTCGCACCATGACCAGTATCGACTGCTACGTTTGCCATAAAATCAACTCCTTAAGTTGTCGTTTGAATGTGAGTTATCGTGTAATGCTGCATCGTCCAATACCGTTTTTGATTACCGCCTGTTGTCGGTGGATCGTATCCGCTCTCGTACCCGCCGCCGTCCCCAACGTCACGAACAGTTCCTGACCCCATCGTTCCGCGATAACCCAACAACGGAGCGACACGGACGGCTTCATTAAGTGCGTATGCTGCTGTCTCTGTCGCTCCGTAGCAAATGACTGTGACGCGATTCTGTGCGATGCCCGACGAACCAGTGAGATGCGTTTCGGCGGAACCGGAAGTGACTTCGATAACCACGTATGGCAAGTCCCGATCTTGCGGAGCGTCGAACAGATAAATCCGTGCAGCCGTTCCCGACCCGACGATCGCCGTAATGGCTGATTTCGTTTTGAGATACGTTCGCAATTCTGTTGCAACATCCACGCTACCCGCCCTGCCGTTTTATTGCTCGTTGTAATGACAAGATTATTCTTGCCTCAACCTGACTTTTTGTTTTGTCAATTGCAGGTTGCAGCCACTTAAACGCACGAATGCGATCGTTTGATGGCCGCCCCCAATAAACAGCTCGATGCCCTGATTCAAGTAAATGACCAACTGACCCGCCGGGCCGTCGTCGCGCACCGACGATTAGCAATGCTGTCGAATTATTGTCGTAGTATCGCGATCTCATGCCGATAGCGTTCCATAATGTATCGGCTGGATTTTTCTTTTTGTGCTTGGCTGATCGCAGTTTTGTTGTGCCCGTCCACGTGCCAAGACGCACACGCATTTGCGCTTCATCGACAATTATTTTGCCGGCGGATTTCAACGCCGTTTGAGTCGCTCGCTCTCTTACTTCCACGGCAACCTTACCTAGCAACCGATCCATCTCGGCAAGCGTTGTTCCGCTGATTTGAACGTGACCAGCACTCATGCGACTACCTCCGTTGCCATAATGTCAACGTCATGCCGCTTGCCATCGACTTCAAAGATCCGCTGGATGTTGTAATACTTTGTCCCGATCGCTTGATACAGCCGCATCGTCGGGGATAGCCCAGACAGAAACCGCATTTCGATTAAGTGCGTTACGGTTGCCTCAATTTGTCGGCCTCGATACTGCTCGCCGCCTGACACCGGCGTAATCTTGCAAGGCACATTTGCTACGAACGTCGCATAGCTCGGATCGTCACTACCAGCAGTTGCGTTGTTGTACTGAATCGTCACGTTATGCCGCCGAGCGTCTTTCACGGATAGGTACTCCGATGAAAGCGATTGACTAACGCCTCGTAGGTTTTCATCCCTTGCCCGATTTGTTCATTTTGCTGCATGTCACGAGCGGCGAAATTAAAGCCAACCAACAGCCTCATCATTTGCTTGATGATTCCAGGGACGTAAGCGGGCGATGCTCCGTAGCCTGCCACATAAGTCACCGTCACCGCGTCCCATCGGGAATATGTTAGCGGCCAAGTATCGTAAGCACCCAGCACAATCCGCCCATTGGCAGCGTCAGTTGAGTACGTCGACGATGACAACGTTTGCGAAGCGTTCGCCGTGTCTCGATAAGTGATAGAAGTCACCGAGGATAGCGGTCGCCATCGGGGAATGATTACCGATTCATCAGGAAAGCAAGCGAGCTTCTCCGTAACCGTCCGCGATATTAACAGCCGCTGCAAATCATGCTCGACCAGTTCGCGAGCGTCTTGGATTCGCTGCATTAACTCGCTGTTGCGCGACGTGTCCGCGTCCGGTAGTTCCACCTGATTCTTCGCGTCCGACAGTGTTAGCGGCTCCGTGTCCGGTAACGCCACTGACACCGATGTCATTTCCATTGTCGTCATGAATCACCGCCATTCCGCGTGCAACTAGAATCTTCGCCTCACCTCGCCCCATCAACGTAAACTGCTTGCCCGGTGCAAAGCCGTTGTAATGTTTCAGTAGCTCGACAATCATAATTCCGCTCCCTTCACCGTCATTCCAGGAATGTTTGCGTCACGCCATTGCTCGGGATACAATTGCTTGACTTGCATCTCTTCGTCGAACACTGTCACGACTTCTTCCAGATGGCCAATACTGCACCCAGGATCAACGAACAACGTCCTGCCGGCTTCATTCCATTGCTTCCAAAACCAGATGTCGTCATCGATCTTGTCAGTGTTCCAACTTCCATCGGCGTCGGGCTTGCTCCAAAACCAAGGCTTCGGAACATCCTTTAACCGATCAAGTCGAATCACCGTTAAACCGAAATGAGCCGTCTTGCATTTGATTGGCTCGCCCGTCCATTCAATGCCTTTCGTCCCGTCAGGCAATTCGATTGTTGGCAATCCGGTTATCATCAAAGGCTCTGGCCTGCCCCGCCTGCATTGCATCGCCGCAATCGCGTCAATGCTGTCGTCGCCTGCCATTAACCCCATCAATCGCATTACGTTATCGGCGGTAAATACTGAGTCTCCATCAACAGTTAACGCAAACTCTGTATCTTTTCGAATCGCATCTTCAAGCATTCGCTGCATGCATTGCCCGTAATAAACACCACCTGATACGGCGAGTGGAATCTTGAGCTGCCCGAGTGAATGTTGAATGACGTTTCGTACCCACACGTTCTCGTAACGCGGTGCCGTCATAAATGCCGACACCCGCATTTCCTTAGTTTCCATTCCTTCGCTCCGATGAACCCGTCAAGGTTTTCACTTACGCAATGTTGACAACCGATCCAGTCGAGTTAGCTGACAGACCGCGATTCTCGGGATTAATAATCGCAACCACGCCACCAACGAGAACAGCTCCGTTTGTCGTTGTGTCAGGAGTCGCCACAACGCGAAGGTAGCGTTTCTTGCCCTTCATGTTGATATTGAACGCGACAACCATTGCTGCCGTATTGTCAGCAGTTGTCGATCCAATCGTGGCGTGATTTGTCACAACCGTATCGTCCGAATGAGACACAACAATCGCGACGCCGGTGTTGTTCGTATTGGCTTCAATGCCAAGCGGAACAACGATCGAAACATAATCGGCGGCATACGTTGAAGTGTCTAACGCGGCCGTCCGTTCAGTTGTCGCAGATGCCCAAGGAGTCGCGGCCAATTGATACTGGCAAGCTTGTAACTGATTCATTTTTCACCTATCAAAAAACAGTTTTGGATTTTCGAAACTCCAGCCGCTAAGCGTTTCCACCTAGCGGCTGGTTGACGGTCCACCCGGAGCGCGGATGGATCAGGATTAGCTGCCAGCAATCAATGCGATAAGCGGACCACCGACTGACGATGTTCCGATTTCGTGAACGTTGATATCGAACATTTCAACACCGCGAACCGCCACGGCGTTTTTGTTAAAGAAGTAACTTTGATCGGCTTGGACCGTGATGCCTTGAGTTGCACCAAACGTCGATGCCATTGCCAAGTCACCAAAGTAGCCGTAGGTCAAATCCGAAATGTCGCCCGCACTGGATTCCAGCACGTTGGTGAACACAACCGGATAGCCCAAGAACATCGGCGTTCCAAGCCCTGACGAGTAATTCACCGTCGAGTTACCGCCAGCCGCAACAGCCAAGCGTTCCATTGCCAAGAAGAAGCAAGCAGGATGCACGAACCATTTCGGCATGATGCCAGGGATGCGAGCCAACTTAGCCATTGCACCGTGAAACTCGCCGATTACCAATTCGGCAAACGTATCGACACCAGCACCAGCAGTCTGCTTGGAACCAGCCGCAAGTTTGTTCTTGCAACCGACCATACCGCCGTAAGTCGAAGTGCCGTCACCATTGAAAAGGCACTCATCCTCTTTGTTGGCAAACGATTGGGCGATTTCAACCGACAACAGCTCAGCCAAAGCGACAACCGATGCCATACTTAACTGGTTGGAGACTTGCGTCAGCGTTGCAAGCGATTTCGGACTTAACGACACCTGATCGAAAGTCAAGTCGCTCGCAGTAATCGCATCGTTTTCCGCAACGAAATACGCGGTCAAGCCACCGGATCGACGCGGAATCATCGTTGTCCCGCCACCCATCGGATAAACGCGGGAATGCTTTCGAGCGATTCCGTATTCAGTGACAAGGCGAATGATATTCGCGTCAAGAAAATCAGGAACCAAGAACCCGCCCGCCGTGTTGGGGCTGCCGGCCATTGCGTTTTGTACGCCGTAGCCGTTCAAGTTCAACCACTCGCGGACTTCTGCTTTGGTGAAGATCGGCGCCTTGTAGAGCTTGG